CACCATCAAAATTAATTTCTATTTCTATTAAACAATTTTTTCTTCCATTGTTTAAATAGTCAACTTTTCCGAATTGAATTGTTTTTTTCATCTTTTCTCCTGTTGTTAATTGGTTAATTTGAATCATAACAAGATTAATATAGATATGTATATATAATGTCAACATCTATTAAAACAAAGTTAAGATGAATATTAACAAGATTAAAACAAACAAAATACTGTTGCAAATATGCAACACATTAAACTAATTAGAATAATTCTAAGTTATGGCAAATATTAAATATAATAAGACAATTGAAAAAACCATTTTAAATAGACTCTGTAATGGTGAGAGCATAAGAAAGATATGCAAAGATCCTGAAATGGTGTCATGGGCTACATTTAGCCAAAAATTAAAAGATGATGAGAAGTTACAGGATCAATATTATAATTGTAAGAAAATAGGTATTGAGATGGTTATAGCTCAAGCTCAAGATAAATTACAAGAGTCTATTGCAACCTTAGAAAATGGCGGAAAGATGGACAATAGTTTACCTTTCGCACACTTAATAAAAGAAATGCAAAGTAACGCCAAATGGTTAAGCTCTGTTTTATCACCAATTAGGTATGGAAAAGATCAAAAATTAACTGTAAATGGTGGAGATAAACCTATTCAAATTAAATGGCAGCAATAAGAATAAACAAGTAATTACAAGGTTATTTGATTAGATTATGCAATCAATACATCTAAATTGATACAGTAAATATATAAGCGTTCATTATAGTTATTGGTTATTATTCTAATAATTATTAATTTTATTGACTAAGCTGCATAGTATTTAGATAGTTTTTATAAATGCAATATATTTAGAGCATAGCAACTGATTAAAATTCAATAGACTTTGTTTTTTGTATATTTACCTGGATTTCAGGGGGTTTTATTTGCGGCCATACAGCAAAATTATATACAGAACTTTGCTACAAATGTGGGAAGGTACACATAACTAGATTAGGAATTTTTTATGATTGATTTTGAAGATGAAAAAAGAGGATATTCAGCAGTAATTTATGTTATGGAAAGCAGTAAGTCTGTTGTTATTCACTTTGGTGGATTTGATAATGTAAGAGAAGCAACATCATTTTCTAAATTCTTAATGAATGATCTTGGCATAGAAAGTTTAGTTATTCCTAAAGGAGCTACACTACATTAGGGGGGTTTTGTTTTTAAGTGCCTGAGATTGTCATTCCATATAAACCAAGAGTTTTACAAAATTTTTTGCATAAAAAAATTGATAAGCACCGATTTAATGTAATTGTTGCTCACAGAAGAAGCGGCAAAACAGTTATGCTTGTCAATCACATGATTAAAGCAGCTCTCACTTGTCCTTTGCCCAACCCCAGATATGCTTTCATATCCCCTACATTTAAACAAGGTAAGGCGACAGCATGGGATTATATTAAACAGTTTGCTGGGAAAATACCTGGCACTAAGTTTAATGAGTCAGAATTAAGATGTGATCTACCAAATGGTTCAAGGATTACAATTCTTGGAGCAGAAAACGATCAAGCTCTAAGAGGGATTTTTTTAGATGGTTGTGTATTTGATGAAACGCAAAGTATAAAACCAACTATCTTTCCAGAGGTTATAAGACCAGCTTTAGCAGACCGAAAAGGGTGGTGTGTCTTTATTGGAACTCCAAGAGGCCGTAATTATTTCTATCAATTGTATAAAGACGCACAAGAAAACAAAGATTGGTACTCAGGATTATTTAAAGCTAGTGATACAAAAATTTTAGATCAAGAAGAATTAGATGCTGCAAAGCAGATGATGTCTGAAGATTTATACGAACAAGAATTTGAATGTTCTTTCCAAGCTGCAATAACTGGTTCTTATTATGGTGCAATCATAGAAGAATTAGAAAGCAAAGACAGAATTATTGAAGTGCCTTATGACGACAATATAGATGTCGAAACTTGGTGGGATCTTGGATTAAACGATACGACTTGTATTTGGTTTGTCCAAAGGTTCAAAGGCGAAATAAGATTAATAGATTTTTATGAAAATGCTGGTGAGGGCTTAGATCACTATGCAAATATTCTTGACCAAAAAGGTTATGACTATTCTAAACACATAGCTCCCCATGATATTAAAGTTAGGGAACTAGGTAATTATGGTAAGTCAAGATTAGATAGTGCTTTAGAATTAGGAATTGCTTTTGAAGTAGCACCTAAACTGTCTATTGAAGATGGAATAGAAGCTGTAAGAAAAGCTTTACCGAATTGTTGGTTTGATAAAAATAAATGTCAAAGAGGCATTGAATACTTAAAAGCTTATCAAAAAAGATGGGATGACAAAAACCAATGCTTTAGAAATAAGCCTCATCATAACTATGCCTCTCATGCTGCCGATAGTTTTAGAACTGGTATTGTGGGTGAGGGTGCAGAAGTAACCGATTGGAAACAAGAAATATCAGTTAATACAAATTATATAGTTTAATATGGCAGATAAAATTACAGACGAAAAATTAAGAGGAATAATAAACTCAGAGATTAATAACGCTATAGGTTTTATGGGAAGCAATCTTACTTCTCAAAGAAAAAAATCTATGGAATATTACATGGGTGAAAAACTTGGTACAGAGATAGATGGTAGATCCCAAGTTGTTAGTACAGATGTTTCAGATACAATTGAAACCATCTTGCCTAACCTACTTAGAATTTTTACAGCATCCGACCAAGTGGTAAAGTGTGAGCCTGTAAAATCTGAAGATGTACCTCTTGCTGAACAAGCAACTAATTATATAAATTATATTTTTAACAAAGATAATAATGGTTTTAGTATTTTATATACTTGGTTTAAAGATGCTTTGTTAGAAAAAAACGGAATTGTAAAAGTTTATTGGGATGAGTCTGAAGGTATAGAGCAAGAAACTTACGAAAATTTAAACGATCAAGAATATCAATTATTACTTGACGATGACAATGTAGAAATTGTTGAAGAAGAAAGCTTTGTTGATGAAGCTGGTAAAAAACTTATAGATGAAGCTGTAGCTTTTGCTGAACAGCAAGGCCAAACTATTGAGGATATACCGACACCAAAATTACATAACTGTATTATTAAAAGAACATCAAAAGGTGGTAAGGTTAAAGTAGAGAATGTTCCACCTGAAGAATTTTTAATACAAAGAACTGCTAAGTCTATTGAGGATGCAACTTTTGTAGCTCATAGAGTTATGAAAACTAGATCCGACTTAATAGAAATGGGATTTGATAGAGAAGTTGTAGAAAACCTACCTACATCAAATAATATTTTATTAAACAATGAAAGACTAACAAGACTTAGCGACATAGACCAAACTCCATTAAATGAGGGTAGCGAAGATGCAACCCAAGACATAGAAATTTATGAGTGCTTTGTAAAAACAGATTATGATGGTGATGGTATAGCTGAACTTAGAAAAGTTATAGTAGCTGGTGAAAGTGGTTACGAAATATTATCCAATATGCCTTGTGATAATATTCCATTTTGTTCATTAACACCAATTCCTATGCCGCATAGATTTTATGGTAGATCAGTTGCTGAGTTAGTTGAAGATGTTCAGTTAGTTAAATCTACTGTTATGAGGCAACTGTTAGATAATATGTATCTAACGAACAATAACAGAGTTGCAATAATGGATGGTATGGTAAATCTTGATGATTTACTTACATCAAGGCCAGGTGGTGTAGTTAGAACTAAACAACCGCCAAGCCAAGTAATGTTGCCAATGCAATCACAAACTATTTCGCAACAAGCTTTTCCATTATTAGAATATTTAGATACAGTAAGAGAAACAAGAACTGGTGTAACTAGATATGCTCAAGGTTTAGATGCTGATAGCTTAAACAAAACAGCTACAGGAATTAATACTCTGATGACGCAAACACAAATGCGTATGGAGTTGATAGCAAGAGTATTTGCTGAAACTGGTATCAAAGATTTATTTAAAAGAATTTTTGAATTGACTTGCAAGTACCAGGATAAAGAAAGAATTGTAGAATTAAATAATCAATTTGTTCCAGTTAAACCGACAGAATGGAGAAATAGATATAACATTTCTATTACAGTTGGTCTTGGCTCTGGTTCTAAAGAACAACAAATAATGATGTTAAATAATATTTTGGAAAGACAGTTACAAGCATTTCAATTGCAAGGTAACAGGGAGTTTCCAATGGTTAGTTTAAAAAATATTTATAATAGTTTAGCAAAAATTATTGAGAACGCTGGATTAAAAAATGTTGAAAATTATTTTGTAAATCCAGATCAAGGTAAAGCGATGGTAACTCCACCGCCACAACCACCTCTAACACCAATAGAAAAAATTGAGTTCACTAGAATACAATCTGAAGAAAAAAGAAAAATTGCAGAGCTTGAACTTGAGAACAAAAAAATTAGAGCAGAAACAGCAGAAGCTATTCTTGGTTTTGAAACTAAAATTAAAGAAATGGAATTAAAATATAATACTCAGCTTGATACAGCAAAAATAAAAGCTGATGCAGATATAGAAAAACTTATTACAACAAATAGGAATAAAACTTTTTTAGCAGCACAACAAGCAGCTAATCAAGTTGGACAACAAATAGGTCAATTAAATGGACAAAGACCAACAGGCCAAACTCCAACAGGAAGTGAGCCAGGCGAACAAGGCGAAACAATTATTTGAAAATCCTCTATTTAAAGAAAGTTTTGATAAGTTAAGAAAATTATATCAAGACAGTCTATTTAATACAGGCGTAAAAGAACAAGATACAAGAGAAAAGCTTTGGTTAGCTTACAATGTTGTAAACAAAGTTGAACAACATTTTATAGAGTTATTAGATACTGGAAAATTAGCAACCAAACAACTTGAAGATTTTAGAAAAAATATTTCTCAAAAAAAATTCTAAACACAAAGTTTAGGATAAGCTAACCTCATGAAGAGGAGCTTAACTTAAAAAGGAAAAAACATGGCGGACAATTATGCTAACCCACTAAAGGGAGCTGAAACTGACATAACAAAGGCACAAAAAGCAATAAATGGTTTATTAAACCCACAAGAAGAAGAAGAAATTGGTAAAAGTGAACCACCCAAAGAAGAAATAAAACAAAATTCTCCTGAACCACAAAAAGAGGAATCTAATGCAGATCAACCTTTGGAACAGGAAATAATGGAAGAACAATCGCAAGAAGAAGCTTCCGAAGATGTATCTCAAGACGAAGAACAAATTGATACTCAAGAGAAACAAGATTCCACCGAAGAACCTACCTATAAAGTTAAGGTAGCTGGTCAAGAATTTGATGTTACCCTTGATGAGTTGAGAAATGGTTACTCAAGAGATGCTGACTATAGACGAAAGACAGAAGATTTAGCTTTTGATAAAAAGCAATTTATGTCTGAGTCTGAAAAGCAAAGGCAAGACTATTCGACTAAGCTAAATGAGTTGAATCAAATGATGTCTGTAGCTCAAGAACAGTTAAATAATGAAATTAGCTCTGCTGATTTAGAAAGACTGTATGACGAAGATCCAACTGAAGCTGCTAGGATTGAACATAGACTAAAGAGAAAGCAAGAAAAGCTTAATCAGGCTATGCAGAAAACGCAATCGGAGCAGAAACAACAATTTGATAGTTATTTACAAGATCAACAGAAAAGTTTGGTAAGTAAATTACCAGAATTTTCTAATCCTGAAAAAGCTAGTCAATTAAAATCTTCTATGAAATCTACTTTGAACTCTTATGGTTTTAACGACCAAGAGATCGCACAAGTATATGACCATAGAATAGTGATGTTGGTGAACGATGCTATGAAATATAGAAATTTACAAAAAGCAAAACCAAATATTGCAAAAAAGATTTCTAAACCAGGCAAAGTTTTTTCGTCAGGAGTGAAACAGACTAAAGCTGATATTAATTTAAAAGCAAGGAAAGATAAGTTGAGCCGACTAAGAAAATCTGGAAGCACTAAAGACGCTGCTAGTATTTTCTTGGATATGATTAACAATAAATAAACTCAACAACAAAAGGGAAAACTATGGCACAAGTAACAAATACTTATAGTACATATGATGCTGTTGGTGAAAGAGAAGATTTATCTGATATAATTTATTCGATCTCTCCAACAGATACTCCATTTATGAGTGGTATCGGCAAATCCAAAGGAACTGCTGTACTACATGAATGGCAAACAGATGCTTTAGCTGCGGCTGCATCTGACAACTACCAAATTGAGGGTGACGAAATCGCTTTCGCTGCTCCATCAGCTACAACTAGACTTGGAAATAGGATGCAAATTTCCAGAAAGTCTGTAATTGTATCTGGTACTTTAGATTCAGTATCTAAAGCTGGTAGAAACAATGAGTTAGCTTACCAAATCTCTAAAGCTTCTAAAGAGCTTAAAAGAGATATGGAAACTTCTCTAACTGCAAACCAAGCACCAGTTACTGGTGATGATTCTACTGCTAGAAGATTAGCTGGTTTAGAATCTTGGATTAAAACTAACACTTCAAAAGGTGGCGGTTCTGGTGCAGATCCAACAACTTCTGGTACAAACGCTAGAACTGATGGAACTCAAAGAGCTTTCACAGAAGCACAGCTTAAAGATGTAATTAAGAAGTGTTGGGATGAAGGTGGAGATCCAAATATGATTATGCTTGGTTCATTCAATAAGCAAATACTATCTGGCTTTACTGGTGGTTCAACTAGATTTGATCCAGCAGAAAACAAAAGATTAGTTGCTGCTGTTGATGTGTATGAGTCTGATTTTGGTGCGATGACTGTTGTACCTAACAGATTTAGCAGAAGCAGATCAGCTTATGTAATAGAGCCTGATATGTTTGGCGTTGCGTTTTTAAGAGATTTCCAACTTATGGATCTTGCAAAAACTGGTGATGCTACTAAACAGGCATTGTTAGCAGAATTCACACTTGTTTCTAAAAACGAAAAAGCAAGTGGTGGAATTTTTGATTTAACAACATCATAATCTTAACAGTATATGGAGGGGAGTAATCCCCTCTGTATTTTAAATCAATCAATTTTGTTTGGTCTTTGAAGTCAATCAATGACGGAACGAAGCAAATAAAGGAA